CGTTGATGTAATAGTACCACCTGATAATCCAGTACCAGCTACTATTTGTGTTACTGTTCCACCAGATCCCGGAACTATATTAGCCCAAGTTATTGCAGTAGTATTAAGTGTTCCACCAGTATTAGATGTGCAATGGAATATTTTATCGGCGTTAGACGAGCCTTCTTGCACATGAATAATAGCTCCACAATGTTCATCATAAGTATCGTAATGAGAATCTCTTGCTGGACTTGAACCAACAACATAGATCCCATTTTCTTCTGCATCAGATTGATCTTTTACGAGTACAAGATCTCCATCAGCTAATGCGCTACCTCCAGTGAGTCCATCTAAACTATCACCAGCATTAAGTGCAGTTGCTATAGTTATATCCGCAGTAGTAGCTGCCCTAACTGTTCCACGTTTAGCTAATCCAGCTAATAAGCCATCAACATAAGTTTTAGTAGTTAAATGTCCACCAGATGAGGGTGCTGCACCAGAAACATTTCCACTAAATGATCCAGTAGTTCCTGATATAGCAGCAGTAGATGCGCCACCAATTATTGCACCATCAATGGTTCCACCATTAATATCTACAGTAGTAACTCCACCAAGATTAGCCCATGTTCCAGTAACACTTGGAGCATTAGCAAGAGTAACTCCATTGCCATTAATGGTTACAGAGTCTCCAGTAGCATCACCAAGAGTAGTATTACCATTAACTGTGAGGTTAGTAGTCGTAGCTGCGGCTGGAGTAACACCACCAAGGATTCCATCCACATTAGAAGTGGTTAGAGTACTGATTGTGGCTGAAGTCTGAGAACCTCCAACTACTCCATTAATTGTAGGAGCGGTTAGTGTCTTATTAGTAAGTACTTGTGAGCCACTTAGAGTAGCTACTGTAGAATCAACAGCTACAGAAGGATTGCCACCAACTCCCGTTCCATTGGATACATTAATTCCTGTTCCACCTTCGATTTCCCTACTAGCAAATGTGCCTGTAGCAGTTTTCGTCATTATTCCTGTAGAGGAAAAGATGATGTCAAACAGGTCGGAGCCGTCAATCAGTGTAACAATGTTTCCATTTGTTACATCAAGATCATAGGACAGTATGGCAGTTGCTTGGGTATTGTCAGACGTATAAGTAGTCTGGACAACCCCATACCTATCACCTTGAATCACAAAGTCATTCGGATTGTATGCAGTATTCTGTGCATAAGCTCCTCTAGCAGAAACATCGACACTAATTGACTTCCAGTAGGAGCTATTGGCTGTTCGATCAGCAGCAAATGTACCAGTACTAGCTGTAGTATGTGCAACAAGCACTTCCCAGATAGTATCTGTATCAGTGTCTATATACCTACTTCCAACTGTAACTGCTAAAGCATTTTCCCAAGCACCTTTAACACTTCCAACAGCAATATATCTAGCTAATAAAGCATCAATAATATGCCAATTGTTGTGTTCCTCGGTGTGCCAAGGAATCTTATCAAAGTCAGTTAAGTTGAAGTTATAGTTAGTAGTAGTATTATTCGCTGGCATTGACTATTCCTTCAGCTTAAACGTCGATTTCTACTCCTACCACTTGCACATTACAACTGCCACCAGTGGATCCACCAATAGTATATGTAACAGTATCAGCAGCCGATAAGTAATAGATCGGAGGTGCTGGCGCACAAGTTGTATCTCCGTCAACGCCTGTTGGAAGTGTAGATAGTGGGCCTTCCTTCATAGCATTAGGGCTGGAGAACAAATAGTTACTCTGAGTAATATTTGAGTGATCCATAACGGTAATACCATTGACTAGGATCTTAAAGTCAGTAGTAGCATCTGAAGTACTGCCTTGAATCAAATACATAATTTGACATTTTGCAGCTTTACCAGAGGGAACTGTGTATACGGTGGTCGTAGCGGCACTAGCTGTACTTGCTTCTCCCAATACACCAATTTTGTCTGCCATTTTTAGCTCCTTATAAAGATGTTAGAGATGTTCTACCGAAGGCTGTATCAACAGCAACATTGTCGCGTCTAAAGTCTACGGTCGTTACCCTACGGATCGCTTCTCTAACTTCAGCTTCATCTTGAAATCCGTAGAAGGCTTTAGCTCCAGCAACTCCAGTTCTAAGTTGCAAAGCTGTAATTTCGTTTTTAATAGTCAATAGTTGCGCTCTAAATGTAGCTTTAGAGACTTTTGTATTATCAGCGGGAAATGTTGCGTCTACTGCACTTGCCATTTTCTATCTCCTTGGAGAGCCTACAGAGTAAGCCATTGTAATAGAAACAAATTTTAGGGCTTTCGTTGCTTCTCCAGACATACGAAGTTTCATTATTTTATAACGACTTGTCCAAGCATACAACTGTTCTAGTCTTGTTGGTCGCCCTCCACCAAAATCTTCTCCAAATTCATCAGCCCCAAATCCCGGACTGTCGCCTCCCTCAAATACCATTTCTAAAGTAGGATCTAATACATCAACATCAAAGCCTAAACTATCATCAAACTTTAACTCGTCCTCTTCCCAATCTTCACCGAAGTCTGTCTTACTCTTATATATATTATCTGTGAACATATTAGCAGTAAATTTATTATCTCCGAGAGTATCAAAGTTAATATATCTACTGGATTTAGTTAAGAATCTCTGCCCAGAGTCCGACCAAGGAAGTTCCCAGACAAATGGAATTGGTACTCCACTGTCTGCTGTATCTGCTACTGGAGTAAATCCAGTATGATCTTCAAATACTGTATCATCATCAAACATTTCTTCTGAACCTTCACGATCCTTTCTTATTGGATCTTGTTCAGTTCCATAGAGAAATATTTCTGTCCCACTAGTGAAGAATAATCTCTTTAATGCGGATCTACAGGCTGATGACCAATTCCAATTCTTGAATTCATACCAAGCCTCAATCTTCAGAGTTTCATTCTTCTTGAATACAAATGTCCGAGTCTCTGTAGTATTATCAACCGAATCAGCGTTAGGTATCATCAACATATAGTCTCTAGCTTGGCTATCGAATATGCTAAAGGTTCGATCTTCCAAGGCCGTAGTACTGGTTAAGTTATTGATATCTCTCTGTATTTCTGGATCGACTAATTGGGAGAATCTTTCGGGTCTTACTGATCCAGTGAACAATGCACGATTAACACTACTAACTCCAATCTGATCAGCGAACAAAACATCTTCACCGATTGTCTGTATTACTCTATGAGATATAGATCCATGACCTTCAATTGCATCAGTAAATGTCGGGGTATGGTCCGAATCTGTAAATGTCCCTAGAGTTCCTGGCAATATAGCATCATCAAAGAATACTAATATCTTGTCACGGAAACTTCCTAGACCTTTTATAGTATAACTTCCACTTGGAACCCGACTACCTAGATCAAGTGCTACTGCATCATTAGGTGCGCCATCTCCTACCCACACACCTGATGTATCTGTAGAAGATATATGTATACGATCTGCTACTGCTGCATCACCAGCCATTACTAAATAACGTCCATGAGCCAATAAGTATTTAGCTATTGGTGTATTAGCATTAGATCCTGTAGCTGGATCATTTAAGTACTGACAATTAAGTGATGAATCAATTATTAGTGGCTTATTTAATCCATTAGCGACAATTAAAGATCCACTAAATAATGCAAATGAAGCGAATGTTAGTCCAGTACTCCAGCCACTAGGACTACCAGCTAAATTATTGGCCCAATCATCAGACCAGATTTCGTAGACAGTTCCAGATGCATCTACTCTTACTAACTTTCCATTCTTTCCTACACATATAATATTACCAGAGAAATACTCACTGGCTATGATAGAATCCAGATGATCAGAGGTATCAGCAAATAATTTGGTCCCATGTCTAACAGCATTTGATCCATCTTCATTCCGCTGCATGTTACGAAGAATCTTACTAAACTTGGTAGTAAGGTTTAAGTCGTTATCAATAACATTCCATCCACCAGAGAAATCCCGAATAGTTGCGTCTAATAGATTATTAGATCGCCGTATATTTCTGTCTTTGGGGAATAGGAATGTATCAACCATTACGTAGGTAATTCAGTAAATGTGAAGCTATTAGGTAGAGAAGTAACAGGATCAAGACTGATAGGTGCAGCATTGAACAGGTTCTTCAACTGCTTAACTCTAGCTTCAAACATTAGTTGAAACTTCTGACTAGCATTAGGATTAGTACCGTCATCTTCTAGATAATCGAATACTGATCCAAGTATCAGTGCTTGGTCATCGAAGTCTATTTCATCTGTACTTACAAATGTATCAGGCTTTGTTCTATACTGGACTATTATCTTTCCAGTAGATGCTTTAGGCCAGAGTTGAAATACTCTTGATGTTTTATAAGTACTTCCAGCACCTAAAGGTTCATAATGAACAGGAGTTGTACCACTTAACTCGAATGGGTTAGTTGTAAGACCAGCTAACTTAGTTAGTGGAGTATTAGAATTTTCTGCAAATACAACTCTAATATCATCAAATCTTTTAATCTTACTGGTTAGATCCGTGGTAACGATTCCAAGCGTACCATCTAGAGTTAATTCTTCCCAAGACATAAACTGAGGCCAGAAGACTTCATCAAATAGCACATCAAATTTATGCTGGATCATTTCAGCTATACGATCTTCTGCGTATACCTGAACACCAGTACCAGCAACCATCGAAAGACGGTCAGCCGTTCTAGTTACTAATTGAGCTAATGTTGCCATAATTAAGTGGGCGGGAATGGAAGGGGAGGCTAAACATCCCCGCCCTGCCTAATTAGCCGTTATACTGCTCAACACCGTGAAGATCAGCGGTGTCTACGTTGTAACGAACCTCATAGGCATTGCTGCCATCACAAGCTGTAGTAACAAGGATAGTTCCGCGAGGATCTTCCGTTGTTGCAGTTTGTGGGTCTGTATCAGGTCCAGCTACAAACGTAAGCGGTTCAACTGTGACAAAGTAATTAGCAGCACCACCACTAGGAGTACTATCAGGAGAAATTCCCATAGCTCCATATTTGGCAACAGTACTAGTTGCTTGATCGTCATCAGTAGTTGCCGTGTCACTATCTACAGTTGCGACTCCAGAAGAGCCAGCAATTACGATAGAGATTCCAGCAACATCAGTAGAACCAACTACAACAGTAGCAGTTGAAGTTCCCGAAGTAGCAGT